ATCACCGTAATATTGAGGCGGTATTTGTGAAACGGCATATTCAATAGTTTCATAAGCATTTACGCCTGTGCCATCTCCATAATTTGGATCATCAGTTCCTAAAGCATTTACCCAAATTGTCATTGTGCCAAATGAACGTATCGGATTCCAACTTACCCCATCATATTGCATTAAAATTCGGCGATTGGTTTTTATAGCAATAAAAAACAAACCTTGTGGAATAACTCCAGTTGGTAATGTTGTCCCCGAACCAACAGTAGCTCCAGTTTCTAATTTCCAAACCAAATCATAATCGGCAAGCGTACCAAGCGTTGTGCCTAAATATTGATAAACTGCTTTACCTTCGCTAATAGTTGGGTCGGCGCTTGCATCGTTTACTTTATAAAAGTAATTAAGTGTTTGCGTTCCTTGTGCTGCCAACATTGTGGCTATATCAGCGTATGTTTCACTTACCGCAGGCGCTGTTAATTCACCCGATAATGCCAATAGCTCGGCTTCGGTAGCTAATTTGTTGGATGCTGTTACTGTGGATAAAGCATCGGAATCTTTTAAAACATCGCTGTCATCATATATAGTATCTGTGAATACTGCGCCTGCGGGAACGGCAGTTTCAACCGTAAATCCGTTTACTTTTTCCGCATTGTCAACTATTCCGTTATTATTAATGTCATAGACATTTTTAAACATATCGCCTGATAAAACAACATCAGGAGCTTGCGTGAAATTGCCGTTTAAAGAAAATTCATCAAAGAAAAATGTGCCTGTGCTGTCATTGAAAAAAGTAAGCGCAAATCCTGTATTATGGATTTCGCCCGTGCCTAAAATTTTGCTTATTGGCACAATAATAGTTTGAAAATCGGTTATATTTTGTGAGCTATAACCAAAACTTCCATTCTTGATAGTCGCCGTTCCCTGATAAAATCCTCCTATTGAATTATATGAATATAAATGAAACCGCCAATTTCCTGCAATAACATTTTTTACCTTAAAAGAAATAGTGTCAACATCTAAAGAATTGAATGTAGTGTTTTTATCCAAAAATAAAACATCTGAATTTACTGGATTGGTAACTTTAATTGATTTTGTGCCACTTGAAGATTGTTCTAAGTTATCAATTTCAATACTTGTGCCTGTTTTTGTAACTGCAAATTCAGTTGGCAAACCAACGCCTTCATCATACATCAATTGTTTTGTCAAATAGCTCGGCTCAGTTGTGCCATATTCAACCAAAATAACCGTCAATTGTATTTGTGTAATTATGTCAATTTTAGGTATGGCAGGATTTAAGCCTTCATCGCCTTTTACTTTGCTAAAAGTGAAATCGTCGTTAAAAACAACAACATCAAATCTTTTAAAATCAACAGTAGTTGGCGCAGGATCTATGGTAACAGTATCTATTACTAAATCTTCCGACGCTTCATATAAAATGCCATTGAAACGGTATTTTTGTGCGAATACGTACCAATCAAAATTGATGATGTGGTGGAAGCCTTTTTCAATTAACTTGTTTTCGCCTGTTGAAACCGAATCTCTTAATATTTCAATTTCCGTAGTGTTGGCAATAACACTGTCATCCAATCCATTTACAACCGTTTTAATCTCGTTTGCGTTTGCATCGGTAAACTTGTTTATTTCCGCAACTGGAATATCTTTTATTTTTACCTTGTCTGTAAATAATATCTTAGCCATACATATTGAAATCTAAATAATAATCAAATCCTTCATTTATAAATCCAATTTCAAAAGGATCAAGTACAAAGAACGATTCCTTTTCTTCTTGCCCTGTGAAATCTATTTTAAAGCCGTTTAAGTCGGCTTTGCTGTTTCCTGTTGTGTAGGTTATATTTCCCGCTGTTAAGCCATTATACAACCCATAAATGCGATATATGCCATTATTGTCTAATGTCAACATCCTTACATCGCTTTTTTGTAATCTTTCAATTTGTCCTATTTCCTCCCCCACAAAAGTCAATGATACCGAAATGTCATAAAACTTACCGCCCTCATTTTGTCCCATCGTTTGCACTGGCGTAGGATTTTGTAAGCTATCAAATCTATAAACAAACGTTTCTGGAAATGCAGTTAAATAATTGCCGCTTGTAACGATTAAACTTTTTGAGTGCTTTACAAATTTCAACATCCAAATTGTCTTAATACCCGCAAGCCTGCTTTTACATTTTCTGCTATATCCGCTTACAATTTCCATCCGTACATTGTGTTTGTATCTTTGTTGGCGTTTACCTCATCCTGATATGTTTTGTATTCCGTTAAAGGATTTTTGCATATCCACTTTTGGAATCTTTGAATATAAGTTTGTGCTAAACTTTTGTACATTCCCGCAATTCCTTTCGCCTCAGATAAAGATACCACCTCCTTTCCCTCGGCTGTATGTTTATAAATTCCTCCATTGTCAACCATATAACTCGCAATCTCAATATATTGTGCTACGCTTTCATTTTTGGTAATCGGTTTTATAAAATAGGTATATAATGTCAAATACAAATCCGCCAATCCTACGCCCTCAATATCTGATATGATCTTATTATATAACTCAGTCCCTAATAATGGTTCTATAACCGTCAATTGCACGTTAGCGATGCAAGGTGTCATCTTATCAACATCAATGTTTCCGCTTAATATTGTTGAAGCGGTCATTTCCTGTGGTGTAATAAATAATAACTCTGCCATTATTGAAACCTTTTATTTGTTGGTAAAAATCCATTATACGGCATATCCATAGGTTTTTTTGTAGATAAAGGCTCATCGCTCTTTGGTATGCTTGCCGAAATTCCCAATGCTTTTAAATCGCGTACCATTTTTTGTGCTTTCTCAACTGTGATATATTTGTTGCCTTTCTTTAAATATACCTTTCTCAACCAATAATGATGACAATCGCCCCCACCTTTGTATTTTAGAATGTCGTATGTATTTGTGCCATTTGCACCCCATCCCGGATTAACCGCCCTTTTACTCGCCGCCTTAATATCCTCCTGTCTGAACACTCGACCGGCACTAATCATTTTTCTGCAAAATTCACGCTCAGGCACAAGGCTTCCCGCATATTCAAACCTCACCTTAAAAAAATCATTGTCAACCTCGCTTGGTGCTAATGGTATATTTTCTGGAACACTCGCAAATTTCAATTCCATTTCCGTAAAATCTATGCTATCATCGCTCCATTTTTCTTCATCAATTACATCCCATTCATTTAAATTTAATTGCTCACCTGTATTTATAAAGTCTTCTAATTCGTTTGTGTGTGAACTCATTTGTGTAACCGTTTCCTTTTCTGTAAGCGGTCTAAAATATAAATCTAAATTGATATTGTAATAAACCAAAACATCCTCCAACGCTTCTAAAATATATCTTTGTTTTGGTTGTATAACACGTTTCATCAATTGTTCCTCAGCCTCATCCAATTCGTTGGCATTGTTACCCAATCCACCCTCTGACATAATACCAAACAATTTAGGGCTTACCACTTTATGTCCTGTCATAATTTGCTGACGGCTTTCACCTGTCAAATACTCCCATTGTTTGTGCTGTGTTTCATTAACAGGGAATGGCGTAACCGTTATTTCAGCATCCACACCATTAAATGAAATAACAAAACTTAAAGCGTTTGGAGATCCTGTTAATTTTGCTTTTATCTTATTTTCAAACTCATCTTTTTGTTCAGATGTATAAGTAATTCCGCCAGGCACATTAATTATATAACCCGCGCTTAATCCTTTTTTAATTGAGTTTATATAAAAGTTTGCCAATTCCTCCTCCATTTCAGCATATGGCAAAGCGGCAATATAATCAGGATCGCTAAAATAATTTTTACCGGCTTTATAAGGTTTGATACAATATATTTCTATTTCGTCTTTTGATGTTCCGAATGCATTCAAATATTCAGGTTTGTGTTTTGTCGTATTGCCCCAATCTTTGCAATACCAATACCCTTCAATCTCGCCGTCTTCATTTTCCAATGCAGGCACTACCAATTGTTTAGGCACGTGATATATTTGGCTTAATTCTTTACGGTCTTTAGTTTTGATGACTTGAAAAGATGCCTCGCCAAACAATTCAAAGTCTGCAATAATTTTACGCAATTCATTATTCGATAAAACCGACACAAAATTTACCCAATTAGAAGTATTTTTGTTTTTGGCTCTTATTCCATTTCCATAAATCAAATCTACATACGAACTAATAATTGCCGAGTTTGTTGGTGAACCATTAAAGCGGTCGATTATGTACTGATAGAATGAATTATTTTTACCGTTTAAAACCCAATTTTTACTTTTGTTCTCTTCAACATTTGGGCGTACATAACTGCTCAAATTTATTAATCTAATATCATTCATAATAATATAATTCGTTGGTTGCTTTGAAATTCTGAGGCGTTTGAACTGTTGCCATTATTTTGCCTCGATATAAAATACCGTCTTCATCTGATATTTTAATTTGATATTTGTCATTTTCGGCAAATGTGAAAGTTATTTCAACATCCATTTTGCCATCAACAAATGTATACGTGTTATCGACTACCGTTACCACTTTTGTAGTTTCATTATACAATTCAACCACAATTAAAACGGCGGGCGTATATCGCGGTACAAATACAATATTATGTGTTAAATCTGTCGTAGTAACTTTCATAATTATATAACTAAAATTTATCGTTTTTGTTATAATAAAAAACCCCACCGTTAAAAGTAGGGTTTCATAAATAACCAAATAATAATATGAATAATTAAGCGGGTACGGCAACCAATAGTAAAAAAGCGGCTGTTGTTGCTGTGTCAAGTTTTGGTGAAAAACTGCCAGTTGTTGAAACGCCTGTTAAAGTATAACCGTTCAACTCAGTTTTTACACCTCCTGAACTTTGCACAACGGTAAAATCTATACCATCATCAATTCCAATTGCGTGAAAAATACCATTTCTGTCCTTTACAACTGCAATAGGTTGACTGTATGCAATCAAATTCATCTGTGATGAAGTTGCCGAATCAATTCCTTGTAAAACAATTGTAGTTGTTTGTGTGTTTACGGTTGTTCCTGTATTTCTGTCCGATACTAAACTTTCAGACACATTGTTTCCGTCTCCGTCTATTTTATATTCGTGAGCTGACAATTCAGCGGTAAGTCCAGTTAATGCAGGATTAATTGCTGTTACAATTCCGTTAGCATAAGTAAACATATCTTCCATAAAATTAAGAAGATATAACGTGCCTAAACCACCTAATTTATTTTTACAACCTTTCAGTCTTCCCGATGTTATATCACAAGCCATATTGTTTTATGTTTTATAAAGGGCACAATTAAACGCCCTTATGTTAATAATTATGACTATCCTCTGTATAAAACTATCTCAGCTCCATAAGCATAACCAATTGCCCCTGTCATTACAACTTTTGTTCTTACAGTTCCGCTTAAATCGGTTTCGTCCATATCTTTGATTTTAATCTCGTTATGGTCTGCCAATAATCCAGTTACAAAAGTAACATTTGATTTTGTGTAACCTACCATTGTATTTGCATTCAATGCTTTTATTTCAGTCAGGGTATAACCGTTAAAATCAAATTCACCCGGATTGGCAAATGTTCCGTTTGTTCTTGCAAATTGACCTTGAACGGCTTTTAACGCTCTCAATACATTTGTTGAAACACCCAAAACTAAATCAGGTGATCCAATAACTTGATCTGGAACAGCTGCCAAAAAATCTACCAATTCAGCTTCCACATTTGAAGTTGTAATCGTGGTCGGTGTTGCAACATCAATAACGGTTGCATCTAAAAGCAATTGAGGAACTAACCCATTCCAACGACCTGTTGAATTATCACCTTCCCAAATATCTACATCTACTTTGCGCGCAATTTTTTTACCCATATCCAAAAGGATAGCCGCTTGTTCAGTTGCTGGTAAAGAGTCATTGTGCGCTGAAAACCCCATTTCTTGAGCTGTCCATAATTGTCTAAAATCTTCTTTACAAAATTCAGCATCCCATTTAATTTTTTTAGGAGTAATAGCATACTCGCTTAAAGTTACTGAACCGCTTGGTGTCCATCCACAAACGTAGTCAATGAACGCGTCTTCTGTTTCTATCTTTCTTAAATAAGTTGTTGATACAATGTTTGGTAAAATTGTTACCAAATTTTCAGAAAGTGTATTGCTCTCTTTTATCATCTTGCCGATGTAATCCCCTGCTACCTCGCCAATGTAATTCGTTGTTATGTTTAAAGTCGATGCCATATTTCTTTTTTTTATTTTTTAATTAATTATGCTGCTGTGAAAGTTACGCTACCTGCCGCTGCTCCAATTCCGTATGCGTAAAAATTAACGCCATCTGAATAAATTTCCACAAAGTCACCAATGGTTTCAGCAGTTGCCACAAATGAAATAGTATTTTCATCTGCTCCCGGCACTAATACGCTGTTTACGTTTGTGCTCCCTTGTATTTTATTTGTTGATGCTACAATTGTCCAATTAGTAGTTGCAAATGCCGTAGCTACCGTAAATCTGGCTTTAAATCCTTTTACCGTTACCGCTGGCAAAGTAATTTCAGCACCTGCCGCTGCTGACAAAGAAAAGTATTTTCCGCTGTCGCTTGCTGTTAATGTTTTAGCCGCTACAATTGTTTCAACCGAAACCGCTAACTTTTCATCTCCATATATAATACTTGTTACCATATTTTATTTTTTTTAGTTGTTATTTAATTTGTCTAATAAATCAGCGAATTTGCCTCTTTGTGCCATTTGAACCACCGTTCCTTTAATCGGTTTACTTGCAGGCTGTTTGGATAATTCCAAAAAGTCTGCTTTCAGTTTTTCGTTTTCGGCTTTCAATTCCGTTACTGAATTTTCAACTTCCGAGTATTTAATCAAAATTGATTTAATTGCTGTTTCAATCTCTTTGGCTATTGCAGCATCATTATTTACAATGCCACCGTCTGGCTCTTTTGCTTCAACCTCTGCGGGTGCTTCTTCAACTGGCATAGCGGCTTTTATTTCGCCCACCAATCCGTCTTCAGTTACAACTAAAGTCGTTCCGTCTTCTAATGGGTATTCACCAACTGGAACGGGAACTTTAGTTCCGTCATCTGCTGTTATCCAACAGGATATGCCAGCTTCCAATACTTCACCATCATATTCAACTACCAACGACCCATCTGCCAAAGGAATAGATCCGAGTTTAACCTCAGTTTCTTTTGTCGGGGTGAACACTAATAATATCTTTTCAAGTAAAGAATTAGTTTTCTTTTGTTCGCTCATTTCTATTTCTGATTTTAAATTAATTTCTTCTAAACTTAACATCGCGTCAATGCTGAAACCTTGTATTTTCCCAGTCTTTACATAACCGTTCCAAATGTCATCATTATCAACTTTCATAACTGCCATCCAACTACCTTTTGGATATGAAAAACCAAAGTTTGCCGACTTGTCAATTTTCGGGTCTTCAATTATCCAACTTTCGGTAAATGTTACGCCTTCAATTCTTTGTTTCTCATCGTGTTCAATAGTTGAATTTGAATGAGAATTATTTTTAAAAAAACCATAGCTTAAATCTTTAACGGTTTCTTCATTAAAAATAATGTTAAACTCTTCGCCGTTTTGGTTTCTGTAAATTGGTTTGTTAGGCTCTAAAACCAAACCCATCAAAATACGCTGTTCTTTGTCAACTTCTTTTAATTGAATTTCTGATTGTTTATTTAAAGCAATTACCAAACCCTCCATTGCAGGATTTTCAACCAAAGAAATTCCGTAAACGCCTTTGTTTAAAATTGGATTATATTTTGCTTCGTAGGTTTTCACTAAAGTTTAAACTTAGATGTTATACTTCCAATTTTAGAAATATCACTTTGTAAACTCATTAATGTTTTCATATCTGTATCTATTTCAACCAACCATCTTTGAGTTCCTTTGCCTTGTGGTGTATTCAATAAATCAGGGTCTAGAGTTTTTAAATCAACTAAAAACGCCTCAGCTAGTTTTTTTGCAGATGCATATTTATTTTTAGCAGATCCTATTTTGCTACTTGCGGAGCTCATATCTGTTCCAATTGCGCTAACTTGTGATTTTGATTCTTTAACGGATTCAAATATGTCTTGAACACCTGCAAATTGAATTTGTACATCACTAACTTTTTTTAACGCTAATTTTATTTCTTCTGCTTTCATATAAATATGGTTGTTAATAGTTAAACTAAATAAACTTAATTTTGTTATAAATTAGCTTTTACTGATGCAATTAATTTTTGATTTTTAGACCATTTTTGATTAATCTCTTTTGTCTTACTATCTAAAATTTTAATAATATCTGTTGCCCCTAATTCCTTAGCTGATACCATTGCTTTAGAAATTAAATTTTCTTTTGTATTTAAGGCTGAAAAATGATCTTCAGCTAAATTTAATGCTGAATTAAAAGCCGATCTCATTTGTGAAATTGAAGACATAATTTTTGATTCAGCTGAATCTATGTCATCCATTATTGCTAATTGTATATTTTTTTCACTAACTTTTTTTAACACTAATTTGATTTCTTCTGCTTTCATATAAATATGGTTGTTAATAGTTAAACTAAATAAACTTAATTTTGTTATAAATTTGCATTATAGGCTTGCCCCCGCTATGATTTTACGGTCTAATTCTTGACCTGTTGAAACATCGCTACTTACAACAAATGCCTTAATGGGTTGATTGCTTTTTTGCAATCCTTGTGCTATTTGGTTGCTTCCAGTCCCTTGCACTAAATTAAAACTTGGTGCGCTTGGGGCTGAACCGCCACCGCCTCCACCGCCTGCGCTAAATTGAGTAGGGTTTTTGCTTTCGCTTAAAATATCTTTTATTGCTTTCCCAGCGCCAACTGCTGACAATGCCATTCCTGTTAATACTTGCGCTGTATTAATTGTTACAAATGGTTGCCCACCTGTTAATGGAGAAGCCGATATTGCTTTCGCGTTTGCAAGTGTCATCGCTGACAAACTTTTTGAACCGCTTGCAACTTGTTCCCTTATAATTTCGGCAATTTGAATAGCTTTAGAAACCGCACCACCTTTTTTAGCAATTGCCAATAATAAACCAGTTGTATTTTCTCTTATGCTAACACGCATATTGCGCAAAGTTTCCTCAGCAATTTTTTCAGCCTCTATATTTTCAAGCATTTTTTGTAAACGCCTATCTTCTGCATCAATTTCAATTTGTTCTTTTTCGTCTAAAACTTCCTTTAATATTTTATTGCCTTCTTTATTTTTGTCTGATAATTCTTTTGCGAGTTGTTCCTCTAATGCTTTTTTATTTGCAATTTTTTCAGCTTCTAAATTATATGCATCATCTCTTTGTTTTCTATTTTCCTCATTTATTTTATCTCTTTCCTCTTGCCGTTTTTTTGCACTTGCATCATTTCGATCTTGGTCGGCTTGCAAAATTTCATCATTATATTTTTTCCTTAGTTTTTTTAAGTACTCTAAATTTTCAGTTGTTATACCTCCCTCTTGGTCTTGAAATTCTTTATATTTTTTAGCGTAATTTAAGTTAGCCTCAATTTTTCTTTTTGTATATTCATCATATTTATTTGCGTATAATTCTAAAAACTCTGTATTCCTTTTAATTGTTTTATCCGCCTCTTCGCCCAATCTTTTTAATTCTCTCGTTAAATCCGATGTAACCCCTACAAAATCCGTTACCGCATTTACTATTTTACCAAAGAAATCACCAACTAATGAAAGTCCGGGAATAAGATTCATTACAGCCTTTTTCACTTTGTCGAAATTAGCAATTAATAAACCAATAGCGATGACAATTGCCCCGATTCCAGTTCCAATTAATGCCAGTTTAAAAACTTTCATTGCGCCGGTGCTCGAACCCACAACCGCTGTATAGGCTTTTTGTACTGCCATACCTATTTTACTTTGTTTGGCAAATAGCGCACTCGCTTCAACCGCATCTTTTACGGTCATTGCAAGTCCGCCCGTAGCATCGTTAAGCAAACCCATTGCACCACCATTGTCAAGTACGGATTGTTGCGTGCCTTCCATTGTTTTTGAAAGGTTTTTATTGGTGTCTTCTAAATTTTCAAGTGAGGAATCTAATTTTAAAACCTTGACCTGCAATTCGTCAATACCTTTTTCCTTAACGTTAATTACGATGTCCCTCTCGATAGCCATAGTCTTTTGATTTTTCTTAGTGTATATCCAATCTCATTTTTACCTTTTGCAATTTCCGTAAATTCACCCGCCCCGTAAAAAGTATGTGATTTTAAAAGTGTTATTATATCAGCTATTATCATACCGATATTGTTACTGTTTGATGAATCCATCCTGTTGATGTTTTTGTGTAAATTTTTGGGTCTGGTGTTTCTGATAATGCGTAAACTTTAAAACCTACTATTGCCGTTGCGTAGGTGCTGTTTAAAGTTGATAGACTTAAAGCTGTTGTGGTTGTGTTATCTGCATATCCATAAAGCTCATCAAAATTATCATTTATTTTGTCGCCTGCAACTCTTAGAGAATCCCCTGTATTATCGTTTGCCGTTGTGCCTATGTTTACTGTTTGCTTAGCCATTGTCGAATGTTATTAAAGTTGAATCCATTGTTAAATTTGTGTTGTCAAAAGTGATTAGCCCACCGTCTTGATTTATGTAAAATATTATTTCTTGAAGCGTTTCATTTTTAACCACGCTTATAAAAATATCTCTATTATATCCCTCTGTATTTTCAGTTGCCGTAAATACTAAATTGCCGTCATCTGTAACCGTCAACCATCCAATACCATACCCACTATCAATTTTTGTAACTGTATAATCTGATAAATTCGTAACATAAGCGGAATAACTTTGTGTTTCTTTGGTCAAATAAATACTATCGGTTTGCGTAGAGAATGAATTTAAAGTAAAATCAAACGCATTTACTAAATTAAATTCGGTTTTCCCTGTGATTATGTCGGTAGTAAATTTGTCAATCCTGTAATAATTGTCTTTTATCTGCAAAATATCATTCAATTTCAGCTTAGAAAGTATCGCTAGTGGCAATATTTTTGCAGTAAATGTGAAATTTCTTCGTTTAATATTGAATATATTATTGATATATTGTTGGTGATAATTGGTATATAGGTTATTGCTTAGCTTTTCGCCGTTCCACGTGCTATATTCTTCACTAAAAAGGAAAGCATATTCGCTGTTTGTGTCGGTCATCGAGTGAAAAGAAGTGTTAATGTTGCCAGTTAATGAAACTTTCACACCTGTATCTTGTATAAATCCAACGTGATTATCGTTAATTGGCTGTAAAATGTTATAAAAGATATGCGGTTTTGGGTTTACCGCTTCCAATTTGTCATCTATTATAGCCCCATAACTTATATTTGTAATTTCGCCGCTGGTTAAATCTGGCAAACGTTCGTAAACAACTTGCTCAAACGGCAATTCAATGGTTGAACTTTCCCCATCCAATACAACTCCGTTATAGTCTTTTAATATTGCCAACTTATCCCCATACGCTTGCCCTGTATTTTCTTTAAACTGTTTGTTTAATATCGTTTGCGGGTCTTGAAATTTATACGATATGGTATTTAAAATGTTCCCACGCTCAACATCGTATGTTTCAAAATCAATGTAGGAAGTTACATCAAAAAGACTTCCATCAGCATAATAATCTTTTAATGTATTAACGTAAATTGTGCCGTCCATTTGTGGAATAACAACCAATTTAAAACCCTGAAATAGCCCTTTCAAAAAAGCCAATGTTTCTATTTTCGGAACGTTCAAAGATATGTCAGCTGTCGAGCTTATAGATTGCGGCGTTGATGTGGTCGTATAGTTAGCGGTTTGCCATCCTTTTTTTTGTTGAAATAACGCTGTTGAAAATGATATCTCAGTTGCTGACCTAACTTCAAACCTTAAATTATATATTATGCCGGCGGGAACTCCATTATGCGTAAATCTTTGGTATCCTGTTGTGGCGGTCAATGACCCAAAAAGATTAATCAATGTCAACTCCTGCTCAAATAAAACCTCGTCGTTATCGTTATTGATAAATGATACAGTTATCTTTTTTCCCGCATTGCTTATATCCGTAACATAAACATTCAATGCAATATCCCAATATATTTGATCGTTTGAAGCAGATGTATTAAAGGTCGGAAATGTTCCAACATCAGTAACAAAATTCACATTGTCAGAATCACCGCCGTTAAAATCTACTTTCAATTGCCCACCTCCAACGGATTCATCTTTTGAATTATTAAGCCATAAAAATAAGTTTTGAAATTCCGCACGCCCAAAAAAATGCCTTGAAAATGTCAGACTATAATCTGTTTCAATTGCTTCAATAATTTTAATCAATTTCAATGATGGGTTTAAGTCATCCCATTCAATTCCATTGCTTGCCGTTCCGTTGTATGCTATGTTTGAAAGGCTATCGGTTTGTGTCGTATCGCCTGTATCTGAATTGTAATAATATTGTTTTTTTGCCAATAATGTATATACAATATTTCCATCTGATAACGATGTTGTCAATCCTAATTTTACGTTATCGGAATTGTAATCGTGGTCAAATTCTGACAACTCCAAATCTGATAATTCGTCCTTTCCTAAAACATCCGAAATAGAAACTAAATTTCCATAAAAATTAATAGTATAGCTTGTTGGCTTGCCTTGTTTCACATTTACTTTTTGAAGTAAAAATTTACCTATGCGAAATACAATACCGTCAATCTCAATGCGCCCGTCAACTTTTATGCGTGCATCAAACGTGTTATCTATATTGGCATCGTAATAATGTTTGAAAGTTTTATTATTTGCCTCGTTTGCAGGCACGGTAAATGACCTCGAATAATCCGTAGTATTTTTTGTAATATCCTGTATTGACAAAACCGATGAAGTGATAGATATACTTTCATCTTTTTGCAATTCTATTTGTTTAAATCCTATGTAGATTTTTACTATCATATCGTATTAATCTCATTGTAAGAATAAGCAAAGTCAAATTCATAATTTATCAATCTGTCTTTTGCCCTGCTTTTATATTCTAAACTTGTTTTTGTGATGTTTACAGGTATAAAATTATCGCCTTCTTTTATGTAAACTTTCTGTGATAAAATTAACTGCTTAAAACTTTCATTCATTGTTTCATCCACAAAACCTGAATTGCATTTAAACGATGTACGCCCTTGTATATTAAAATCTGAATATTGGTGATAGCCATTTATTGGTTGTCCCCTGTCGCTCTCGTATGTTTCTTTGGTAATGCTTAAACTGTCGGTTCGTGCTTTGAAAAATGTGATAATTTGTTGTGTTCCCTCTTTATTCAAAAAGAAAACATCCAACGGCGTATATCTACATTCGTCTTGTATCGTCAATTCTATTTCTGTGCCGTTAATATCCACTACAATAAATTCATCGGTCGTTGCATCTGCTATATTGATATTTATCAGTTTAACGATGTCCTCACTATTTGTAGTAACGCCCTCAGCTACTGAAAAATTAATCTGATTGTCAGGATATGAAATTACAGTTATCATACTTCTTCTAATTTAATTGGAATAGTGAATATTGTGCCCCTGTTAACCTTGTAGTCAGCAATCGGAATTAAAATATTATTGGTAGGCGTTTGTGCATTTTCGCCCTCGTTGCCATAGCCATAACCTTTCAACACTAAATCCACGCTTTCCAATTGTGGAACATCCAAATCTAAAGGGTCTGATGTCGTGTAGATAACTTCGCTTTTGTACCATTTCTGATTATTGCTTGAAATTAAACTTGTGGTCTCTGCTGTTGTAGGGAAAAAGTCAATATAATCATTAAGCAATCTGGCAATATTTATTTTGTCGTTGCCCAAACTTGAAGCTATATTATTCTTTGAAATAACGTAAATAGGTGTTACGGGCACGCTCGCTTTTAAGCCTGACCAAATATATAAGTTTATCTTATAACTCGTACACACAACACTTGTAAGCGGACTTACAAACGGTATCGTTAAATAATAACTTGACAATGCTTTTATCATTTTAATATAACTTTTAATTGTTCCATAACTCTTAATTCATAGGCTGCATAAACATCATCCGGCACTCTTTTAAATGCCTGCTCAAATGGCTTAGTAAAAAAGTTTGTTGTCGCAATACCTTTATTCCAAATTGACCTGATAATTAAAAAACTTGTAGATTCATAACTCATAAACTGACCTGTCTTTTTATTTCTAAATTGAAACCGTTTGCGTGCAACCCATCCTTTTATGCCTGCCGTCAATCCTCCGCTTCGACCCGTTCCGCTTCCAAATCTAAACGGACTGTTTGGTGCTTTTGCTGAACTTGTTTTTCCTCTAACCCCTTTATCCACAAACTGCCAATAGTCCACCGCGCTTCCAAATGAAAATGTTAACGATGTACTGTTTTTTTTCTCTTCAATTTTATACTGAATGCCATTGTATAACGTACTTGTATCCTTATGCCTTTTTTTTGAAAGGTTGCTTTTGGCTTGTTGCTTAACGTACTTGCCAAATTTATCTAATACATCAACTACTGACATAGATTAATCGTTGTATTTGGCACTTCGACATCAAATGATAGGATAACCCCATCCAATAATTTAGCACGCTCAAAATAGCCCAATTCAAACGATGGGTTTTCACTTGCCGTTATATTGTTCTCTTCAAAATCTCGATACATTTTAGTCCATAATCTGTTTAAAACTGCAATACAAAGATTATGATTGTCGACCTCGTTATCATTTCCCCAAAATATATCCGTTTCAATTTCTTTATTGATATCTCGGACATCAAAAACGCCAATTTGAATATTAAAATTAATCGTTTGTCCGTTGGTAAATGAGCCTGTAATTATGCGAACGTTAAGCAAAGGAAATATAATCTCTTTCTTTAATTCAATATCGTTAAAATCCTGTTTTAAAATAGTGTTTACAAACTCATCCGCTTCGGCAAGTTGTTTGACATATTCGTATAATTGTGTTAATTGGTTCAAAGTTGTATAGTATTAGAATTATTATTCATTACGCTTGCCTTCATTTTCATTTTATCAATTTTGTGGGCTAAAAATAAATGTGTTTTATGTACGTTCATTTCTTCTATAACATCCATTTTCCATATTTTGCCCTTTGCCAATTCTTCTATGGTTGCATACCAATCCCATTTTTCAAAGTATTCGATTGCGATTTTTCCCTCGCTCGTTCCTCCTCCATAAATCTCTGGGTATAACTCGTTAATTCGTTCGCCAAATTCCAAAAAAAAACAAGCGCACCATTGACAATTGACAACGGCATACGCTTCATTATGTTTGCGTATTGATACGTACCTTGATATTCTATTATGCTATAATTATTAAAGCTGTCTTTCTTTTTAATCGGTCTAAATAAAATAGCCATTAGATTATGTAAAGTGTCAACACCTGCATCATACTTTTTCATATCCATATATTCGCCTGTACTAATTTTATCAAAGTTTGGAATAAAGCCAAACTCTACATCTTCGATTTTAAATAGCGGTTCAAAATCTACCGTTTCATTTAATGCTTTATCAATTTGATTTAATATTTCTGCATAGTCTGAATGCCCAATATTAGCAATATCTTTACGATTCAATCCTGTGAAAATTTCAATTTTGCGTTTGTTCAATTCAAACTCATCTAAATCAGTTCGCTCGATTAAAATTTTATACCTTTGGAATGTTCCTAAAGTAATATCGTTTATATTTTCTGGTAAAATAATCTTCATAATTATATAACTAAAAAAAGTTGTTTTTGTTACTACCTAATTTCAAACTGAGATTGCCCTGTGAGTTGGTATGATATGTTATAGCGTGCTCCGTCGATAATATGATTCCAAGCATCCACAAACAACTTGCTTCCTTTGTCGGCATACACGTAATTGTTTAATTCTTTTGCTAAATTTTCCCCCTCGATAATCAATTCATAATCCTGCATTATGGCAATTCCTGCGGAGATACTTCCGGGTCCTTTAATTGCGGGTATGATAATTGAACCCTCTTTTGATAACTCAGTAATTAAACGAGGCTCGGCACTATCAGCAACAATCATTTTCCCGCTTGCAATAGTTTTATTAACGTGCGCAATTTGTGAAGTTGTCAATCCTGTTTTATACAAATGTTCTTTTAAATAGATTTTCTTTTGCTTTCTGTCAATCGCAACTTCTACCAATGTAGTAGGGTCAATTGAAAATCCGTAATCCTGACCGAATGAAGTTTGTAAATTATCAGGATTGAACGCTCCAAATTTCCAGTTAGTAAATACAACGCCTTCCGCTTTATCTAACCACCCGCCTAAAATAACGTGTTTGTATTTTGTTGGATTGTTGGCTTTGATTGTTTCTATTTCATTGATGTAACTATCCGATAGGTTTTCGATGTTATCGAGGTAAGTGGTATGAATGTATGTATTATTTCCTTTAACGCCGTTAAAACCCTCAGGGACGCCCTCTGATTCAAAGAAACGTTTGTAAATCCAATGTTCTTTTGTTGCTGGGTTAAGTATTAAGATAATTCTGTTTTGTATTCCCTTTTGCCTTATTGATAAATTGATTTTATCAAATGTTTTTTCGTCTGTCAGCTCTTCGGCTTCATCTAAAATCCACGTTGTAACACCTTGTAATGATTTTAGGTTTGCCGTTTGGTCGCCGCTTGATGTTTTTAAACCTTTGAATATTATTTCGGACTTACTTATGTTATGTACTATCTCGGATTTATTGATATTGAATAAGTGGTTTGCCTCGATTAAATCTATTTTCTCTTGGAACTCTGGAATAATAGACAAATGTGCTGATGTCATTGTCTGTCTTGTAAAAAGTATTTTATGATTTTTATTAAAGGATAACATTGTAGCAAACGTTCCTACTTCAAATGATTTCCCCGACCCACGCCCACCAGTTACAATGAAGTATCTTGTATCATTTGTCAGTAATCCGTCGTATTTATGATTCCTTTCAATTCCCAATCATTTATTATTTTATGAAGTCTTTTAAATCGTAGTCGTTTATATTAAGAGTTGTATTGCTTTCAATTATTTGCTTAGGCATACCATAGCGATATTGTAACCACGTTTTAATAGCGTTTGTGTCGCCGTCTTTAACTCTATCGGATAACGCTTTCCAAATCTTTTCAGGCACGCTTATAGCATCCATTGTGTCAATCAAAGATATTAAGTCATCTTTTTTTAAACGCCCTGAATTTGGTCTTGCACCACCGTTATTTTTTCTTTTGTCCATAATTGAAAAAAATTGAAATCCAATTATTTATATGTTTCATAAACTTTATCTAATTTATCAATCATATCAATAAGCGGTTTAGGGCTACAACTTGCGCAAGGCTTCCATACGGTACGATTAAAAATATCTGCATATAATACACAAACGTACTGAACTTGTGAAGTTGTTAACCTTATAGTGCGTTCCTTTTGAAACGCTGTCCATTCTTTGTATTGTTTTTCTGTGAAGCAATTTGCTTTAACGCGGTAAGGAAATAGATTGTTTAACTGTTCCTTTCTTTTATCGCATCCGCAATCTTTGCCGTCCATCCAAATATCCACCAGTTTTTTAATGCCGGTTGCTTTGGTTATCGTTTCTATTGTATCACCTAATCCTTTTGCTTTTCTTTTTTTTGCCATTTATTTTTTTCTTCTTTCATTACTCTGTGAATGTATCCGTAATTTGTATTTAATTCTTTTGCCATTTTTCTCAGCGACATATCGAAGCTCATCTCAAGGTAACCGCGAGCGACCCAATATACACTATCTATTATTTCCTGCTGCTCGTCATCAACTTCAAAGGTATTATTTTGGTCTTCTAAATATTTTAATGTTTCAACACTTATTTTTTTCTTTTCCTGTTTAAGATAATCAAAGAAAATATTTCGCATTACTACAATAACGTAAAAATCATTAATTTGTTTTTTGTTGTTGGCTAATTTTAAGTACATTTCCTGCACAATGTCATCGGCTAACATTTTATCCTTGCAAATTTTAAAGGCAATTTCTCTCCATTTTGGATCTTTCTTTGCAAGTATCTTTAACAATTATCATAATTTTGTATCAAATATATTAAAAATTTGTTAGAAAATCATTTTTATACGTTTTATATTTTGGTATGGTTTCCAAATTATCTTTTATTTTATATTTAATTAAGAATGTTTTTGGATCTAACCATATACCAATAGAGCTTCCGCTTAATTTTGAAATATTTACTGACATAATTGTAAAATAAACACCCTATAACGGTATTTGTATATGGCAAAGTGGGGGCGTGTTCCAAATCGCTACGTTGTACGTTTAATTAAAATTATCGTGGCTCGATAGGTCGGCACTATTTATCCCCACTTTGCCATATACAAATACCGTTATAGGTAAGCATAGTGACCGTAGTTAGCTGACATCTTTACTTCTCTATCAGTTGTAATTGGTGTTAAGTCCATTTCAATTTCGTAGCAATGCAAAAAGAACGGAATATCATTTGCAAAATATGTTCGTTGCTTAATATCTGTTCTATCTTCACATCTGCAATTTGACTTAATAAAGTTTTCAAGTTCCATTCTGTTTTCAAACTCAAATCCTTTTCTTTTAAGTCCTTCAATCACATAATCTTCTAACTGCTTATTGAGTTGAGAAGAAATCCTACCTATAACATCCGCTATAAGTAATGGCGGGTCTTGTGGTAAGTCAAAGTTTGTGTGTTCTAATTTCATTTGTGCTAAATTTAAAGTGAGTAGTTCTAAATCCGCCACTACTCATAGCGGTTTACCGATAAAATTAAGCCGTAAATTCAGGTTTAAATCAAAATTCGAACTATTAAATATTTTTTCCATCGCTTTTTTTAATTAGCAAATAAAAAGAAACTAAGGCGGTTTCTATTCGTGTTTTTGCAGAACTATTAGAATATGAAAGTTTATTTTTATAATCAAACATTCTCGCAATGTCATCATCCGTAATATTCAATTCCTTTTTTATTTCCTTAAAAGTATCTACAACTTCCACGCTGTATTTTTGTCTTTCCAATGCGTGAACGGTGCAATCATTCAAAAAACTTCCTGCGGCATTTCTTGCATCAGTTTCATTTGCGTAACCGTGTTTTCTTCCAATTTCTTTTCCGTTAATAAATTTTATAAGAGTTTTCATAATTATAGAGTATATACGTTAATGTTATTTTTAATTTGGAAAGCGATACACCACGCTTGTTTTTCAGATAATTCAATCTCGAAATCTCTTGTTTCATTATCTGTATTTGTATTTTCAACAACTTTCAATATTTTTTCTGCGATGTCTTTTGTAAAATCGTTAGAATTTTCAACAACCATTTTTAAGATTTCAATTCCTGTATTGTTTACAAATTCGTTTCCGTTTTCGTAAGAAAATGACATTAAAGTTTGTACTTTTTCTTTTATCACTTTTACGTTTTCAGTTTTGATAGTTTCGATTGCTAATTCTTTGTAAGTTTTCATATCTTTAGGTTTTTAATTATATTCAAAGATAAGTATAAACTTAATATTGTGCAAGTATTTTATTAAGTATTTACTTATTATTTACGAAAACTTTACGAAACTTTTTATAAACTGCGGTTTTGCTGGCACAATTAGCCATCGCTAAAATATTTAATTATAAGTTTTTTCTTTTCAAATTCAGTTTTTCAAAGAACGGCCTAATGTTATCAATATTCGTTATAACCAATGTTAAAAAAGAAACCCTTGAACCGAAATGTTAATTTCATTTTCATAATTTATATTTTCTTCTTTTGGATATTTTTCTTGTTTGTAAATCATATCTTTTATTAGTTGATTTCTGTTTTTTGATTTTATAAATACGTATCTATATTTGTTTTTTTGTTCAGGAACTTTGCCCCCATTATTAATAATGTTTTTATGAAATGATATTTCTGGATTATATTTTTCTCCTAATATTTTTTTAATATCACTCATCCATCGTCCGTGTCTTTTTTTACCGTTTATCTCCCATTCTTGTTTATATCCACTTTCGGCAATTCCTGTGTAAATAAAGTTAGTCGCTTGATAAATATATCCACAATGATTGTTATTCATATCCGCATAAGAAATAATAACACATTCTTTCTCTAACATTTTTATACAATTAGAAACAAAAAAAGATGTTAGATTTTTTTCGTGATTATTATTCAATACTAACCTGTTTAATTCATAAGTTTTTATATTGTGTTTATTATTAAACAAAGTTCCCCCATTATTCCAAAAACTATTCGGTGCATTTCCAAAACAACAAACACCAATTAATATATTGTCTTTGTCAAATAAACCAAAACTATGTAAAATTACAGGTATTCTTTTTGCGTAATGTTTCTTTATTAACCATTCTTTCACATTACTATTATCTATACTTATTACGGAATAATTAAGTTTTAAAGACATAAAAAACACTGGTTATAAATAATTTAAACTCCGTTTTCGGTATCTTTAAAAATATATTTTAATATCTCCGCTTTGTCTGTTGCTTTAAATGAAGGCTCGTTTATTATGTCTTTTGCAAATAACATTATTCTATTATTTAACTTTTTAGCTGTTTTTATGGCTCGTTCTTTTTTGTCTTTTTTTCTATTTTGGTTTGCTAAATCGAAACCGCTACTTATCATCATAATATTAAAATTTAGTTTATTAAGTCGTTCTTGCCTTGCTAAAATCATATACTTTTAAGTCGGTTAAAAAACTAAGCAAAGCCGTGTAACGTTATAAAACATTAAAGCTGATGTCGGCTTACTTTAATTTTTGCCAAGGTATTTTCCTTTTCCTAAAACCACCTAAACATTTATGTGGCTGTTTATGCGTAAATTTATATCTACCACATAGCAAACATTTATACGAACCTGCTTCTCTTTTTTCCTTTAACGGTTTTACAACTGCGGGTAAAATTAACGCTTTCTGCATCCCTAAAATGAAGCCATAGTAATACGAATGCCACTCTGTACACTCTCGGCTAAATTCGTGTTTGTCAGCGCTGTTTCGTGCCATTTCTTTAATTTCGTCTATATTCATAATTTAATTTATTAATTCGTTCTTGCCTTGCTAAAATCATATACTTTTAAGTCGTTAACCGTCAGTTTGCGAAACGCATAATAGTACCGACAAATTCTTTTCCCAACGCAAAACCATTTTCAATACTTGGAGCAAATCCATAATTAAAAACACCATTAATTCCAATCTTGAAAGGATAAGTTATACCGTTGTTTTCTTCAACTAATTCAATCTTATAACCAAAATGTAAAACCGAACGGTTAACATCGTGTATAAGAGATTGCTTTTTTGGGTCTGTATCTTTCAACATAATTTTTAAATTTAGTTATTAAATCGTTCTTGTTTTATACAAATTAGTAGTTATAAAACATTTATTGTTCGTAATGTTTGTGCATATAACCATAGTAAGTCAATACTCCTATAAGCCAGTATATATTTAATCCATTACTGTATATCGCATCACCACTAGCATTTGCTACCGCATAATGGTCTTTTTCAATTAAAATGCTACAATTTCCATTTACGTAATGGTTTTGGTTTTCTTCGTCTTGGGCAAATCCATTCTTTTGTAAAAAATCCTTGACTTCTTTCATAATTTAAATTGCTTTAGTTTATTTCTAATCATACGTTATAAGTCATTTAAGAAATCTGCCACATCAAGGATTTTAACCTTTTAAATTGCTGAACTAAATATGCCTCGACAACGGTTTTACAATCTTTTTCTTCGGGGGTATCGGTAAATATATCGTCAATCATTTTATCTATGACGTATAACCCAACGTGATTTTCCTTGAAGTGTTCTAAATATTTCACGTACTTTTCATAACCAATCGCTTTTAAATATTCTTCATATTCTTCTTTAGAATTTACGCCATCCGGTATACATTTTTTTGGTTCAAAATCATTGTTTACAATCATACCTATTTCGTTGACTATATCATTTAAATAATCATAGTCAATTGTTTTAACAGACTTTCCTAATTCTCCACAAGACCCTTTTTGGTAAGTGGTATCAATTCTTTTTAAAAATAATTCAGATACTTTTATTTTAAATTCAGTGTTCATAATAAAAAAAATTAGTTTGTTGTTGTTATAAGAA